GTCAGCGCTGCTCCTACCTTCTACTTCGGTACCAGCGGTTCCGGCAAGGCAGTCAATGCCCAGACAGCAATCCAGCTTTCCACTGTGTACGCGTGCGTCAGGGTAATCTCGGAAACGGTCGCCAGCCTGCCGCTTGGTGTATATGAGGCCAAGGAGGACGGTAACCGCAAGGCCACTGAGCATCCGCTGTACCGCCTGATCCATGACGAGCCTAACAGCGAGATGACATCCTTTGTGCTGCGGGAGGTCATGCTGGCGCATCTGCTTTTGTGGGGCAACAGCTACTGCCAGATCATCCGCACAGGCCGGAATAAAATCACAGGTCTATACCCTCTGCTACCGGACAAGATGACTGTAGACCGGGATAAGAACGGCATCCTGACCTACACCTATATGACCAATACCGGCCAGACGGTGGTGCTGTCTCCTGAGGATGTGCTTCATATCCCCGGACTCGGCTTTGATGGTGTCATGGGCTACAGCCCCATTGCTCTCGAGAAAAATGCCATCGGACTGGGCATCGCTTCCGAAGAATACGGCAGCAAGTTTTTCTCCAACGGCGCTCGCCCTTCCGGCATTCTGACGCACCCGAACACTGTGAAAAACCCTAAGGCATTGCGAGAAAGCTGGAACGCAGCCTACGGCGGATCATCCAACGCGAATCGGGTGGCCATTCTGGAAGAAGGCATGAAGTTTGAGCCCATGGCGGTGCCCAACAATGAAGCGCAGTTTCTGGAAACCCGAAAGTTCCAGGTGGATGAAATCTGCCGGATCTTCCGGGTACCGCCCCACCTGGTCGGCGATCTGGAGCATGCCACATTCTCGAATATCGAGCACATGAGCATTGACTTCGCCGTCCACACCATCCGCCCCTGGCTCGTCCGCATCGAACAGGCCATGAACCGCGCCCTTTCACCGATCAGGAGAAGGGGCGCTTTTATGTGCAGTTCAACATCGACGGCCTGATGCGCGGCGACTACAAGAGCCGGATGGAAGGCTATGCTATTGCCCGCCAGAACGGGTGGATGTCCGCTAACGATATCCGGGCGCTGGAAAACCAGAATCCCATCCCAGCGGATCAGGGCGGCGACGCCTATCTCGTCAACGGCAACATGATCCCCATTACCACTGCCATGAAGCATTATGTAGAGTAAGTGATTATGTAGAGTTCAATGGATTCACCCCTTTCAAACCCATGTAACTCGCGATGTTTTTTATTTGGGCACCAAGTCAACTGAACATTATTTTTGTATACTTCTGTTCAGGAGGTGATTGCTTTTGAACAGCAATCTTGATTTCTTGGTGCTCATGAAAAAGGCAAGAGACCACATGGAGGAAAATAATTATACCTACACATCAGTCACTTGCTACATGAGAACATGGCGCAGCGTGTATTGCTTCGGGCTCAGCAAGGGGATCACACACTACAGCGCAGCGCTGGCGGAGCAATATATGCTCGAAAGGTATCATGTGTCGATTGGTGAGAACGAGATAAACCATGAAGCATTAAGCCCGTATATGGCTCAGAAAGTCCGGGCGCTGAGAGCCTTGACGGATTTCATGCTTCATGGCTACGTTCCCAAACTGACACGCGGGGAACAGGTAGTATGGCCCGCCGAATACGAAGAGCCTTGCACAGGGTATCTGGCGTACCATGAATCTCTCGGCTATGCCGAACAGACCCACAGAAAACGTGAACTTGATGTATATCATTTTGCATGCTTTCTACATACCAGGAAGGTGGCGCTCAAGGATCTGCAGGCTGTCGATATCTATGAGTACTTCAAAACTCTGTGCTACTACAGTAAGCCGAGCCTGGTGAACATTCGCGCTTCTCTCGTACATTGTCTGAAATACTTTTACAGGGAGGGGACTATTGCCGACGATCTGTCAAAAGACGTTCCCCGAATCCACTACTATGCAAAGGCGAAAATCGATAAGGTTTGGAGCGAAGACGAAATTGAGCTTATGCTTAACTCCATAGATCGCGCTAATCCCTTGGGAAAGCGTGACTATGCAATTATGGCAATAGCGGCCAATCTCGGCTTGCGGACAGGCGATATTGTTTCGCTGAGCATCGAAAATTTCAATTGGAATCAGGGCACAATCAATATCACACAGCAAAAGACGAAAGAGCCTCTCAGTCTTCCGATTTCCGAACAGATCGGCAAGGCAGTCATTGATTATTGGATGAACGGACGTCCCATAACAACGGCACCGGAGTTGTTTGTGGAACATACTCTTCCATTTCAGCGGCTGAAAAAAAATATGCTCTACCACATCTTCAATAAGTACTATGCTCATAGTGGGATTACTGTGCCGGAAATCAGGCAGCATGGTCTGCACTCATTCCGTCATAGCCTTGCCAGCAGGTTATTGGAGAAGGATACGCCGGTAAATGTGATCAGCAACATTCTCGGCCATGTAAACTCGGATTCAGTTAAATCCTATCTACAGATTGACGTTGAGAAATTGCGTCAGTGCTCACTGGAGGTGCCTGAATATGAGTGAGATGCCGAGAAAGCCTATCATGATCTCTGAACTGGAGCATTATTTCCAGGACTTCGTTGAATTCAAACGTTCTACCGGTTTGAAATACATCAGCGAAGTAAAGGTACTGAAATATTTTGCTCGATACTGCCGTGAAAAATATCAGGACGATATTATTCCGGAGCACGCCATTTTCGAGTGGGTACATGCGAATGACAATCGCAGCCAGAAAACGAAGTCAACCACTGCCGGGATAATGGGTGAATGGGCGAAATATATGTTCTCGCTGGGCTATATGCAAATGCGGATACCGGATATCCGGTGCCCTCGCAATACAGCCTTTGTGCCTCATATATTTACTGCTTCCGAAATGGAATCAATATGGAGAACCGTTGACAACATTAAACCAGTCAAACAGTATCCCAATCTCCATAGGTGCATTCCTGTGCTGTTCAGGCTTTTGTACAGCTGTGGGCCTCGGATTTCCGAAGCCTTGGCAATCACAAAAGAGAATATTGATTTTGGCAGGAATATCATTACCCTGAGAAAGACAAAACTTGACAAGGATCGTTGGCTCCCGATGTGCGATTCCATGGCGAATTCATTAAGAAAATACTTGGAGGGAATGCCGGAATACAAATCAACTGATGCTCCTATCTTCTATTATCGATATGGCGAAACGCTGACTGCTGGCTCTGTGTATGGGCGGTTTCGTATGACTTTGCAGCAGAGTGGTATACCATATGAAGGAAAGTTGCGCGGCCCCAGGCTGCATGATTTTCGTCATACTTTTGCGGTTACGGCGATGAATCATCTTAGCGACGAGGGATATGATCTGTATGTTTCTCTACCAATTCTTTCGGCCTACCTTGGCCATGCAGGTATTCAGAGTACGGAGAGATATGTACGGCTTACCGAGGATAGGCTGTCCACGGTAACTGACAGCATACAGTTGAATCTCCCTAATATCTTTCCGGAGGTAAAAGAAGATGAAGAGATCTAATTCTGAAACGTTCGGCCAATATCTGAACAAATATCTTTCCGTATATTTGCCTGGTCACAGAGGGCTCTCTGTAAATAGTATCATGTCATACAGAGATACGTTTTCACTGCTCATTGCGTTTCTGAAAACAGAAAAGCAGCTTGTCCCGGAGCGGCTTCCAATGTCATTTTTGACAAAGGAGCTGATTGTTGAATTCGCTGATTGGCTCGAAAATGAACGTGGCAGCAGCCTTTCCTCGCGTAACCAGCGATTCGTAGTGATTCGTAGCTTTTGTCGCTGGCTCTCAACGGAAAACCCAGAATACCTTAAGCTGTCAGAAGACGTTTACGCCGTTAAAATGAAGAAAACGCCGAAAAACGTGATGACTTATCTTTCTGCGGATGCCATGTCCAATCTGCTCTCACAACCGGATTCTTCCACGAATGATGGGTTGCGCGACCTGACATTGCTTGCTTTTACCTATGATACCGGTGCCAGGGTCAGTGAGGTCACGGAGCTGAAATTCAAGGATATCCGATTCGAGGCCCCGCCAATCGTAAAGATTACCGGGAAAGGGAATAAAACGAGGATTGTGCCGCTGATGCCCCAAACAGTCCGGTATCTCAATGAGTATGTTAGGCGGTTTGGTATCAATATTGCAGAGTCAAAGGAGCAGTATGTATTCACAAACCGATCCGGCAATAAGCTCTCCCGTTCCGGAATCAAATACATTCTTGACAAATATGTGGCCGCAGGCAGAGAGGACAATCCAGCGATCTTCCCGGATAAAATCTCGCCGCATACGCTCCGTCACACAAAGGCGATGCACATGCTGCAAGCCGGGAACAATATCGTCTATATTCGGGATATTCTGGGACATTCCGATTTGGATACCACCGAAAGGTATGCTCGTGCCGATACCGCCATGAAGCGTGAAGCTCTGGCAAAAGCAGAAATTCCTATGCCAGAGCCGCAGTCCCCAATGCCGCAGGCTTCCCCTGACGTCACGCGATGCAGCATTGAGGAGGATATGGCTAACTGGCTTAAGAATTTCAGCAAATAATAATGTAAAGTAATAGACATATGTAGTCCTGGAAAAGCACTGATTTTTGTGTCAGTGCTTTTTCTACTCTACATAATCACTTACTCTACATAATTGATTTTATGTAGAGCTGCACATAAGAAGCAGCAGGCCGACGATGCCAACAGGCAGACCAGCCTGAAAGAAGGGAGCGGATGCAGCCTTGATTGTTCCCAGCCTGATCGTCATTGCCGCGCTCATTTTACTCAGCATCCTGCTGATGATTGCCATCGGCTGGACGCATCGACATTAAGGAGGAATTCGCTATGCGACATTTCTGGAACTGGGTCAAAAACGATGATGAGACCCGTACCCTGTATCTGGAAGGTGTGATTGCTGAGGAATCCTGGTTCTCCGATGATATCACACCCGCGATGTTCAAGGAGGAGCTTTTCTCCGGAAACGGCCCCATTACTCTGCACATTAATAGCCCTGGCGGCGACTGCATTGCAGCCAGTCAGATCTACACCATGCTCATGGATTATCCTGGCGATGTCACCGTGCAGATTGACGGCATGGCAGCATCTGCAGCCAGCGTCATTGCCATGGCGGGCACCAGGGTGTGCATGAGTCCCACCAGTATGATGATGATCCATAATCCCTTCACCATGGCCATGGGTGACACCGAGGAAATGCGGAAGGCCATCCAGCTGCTGGACGAGGTGAAGGAAAGCATCATCAACGCGTACCAGATCAAGACTGGCCTCAGCCGGGATGAGCTCTCGAAGCTCATGGATGGCGAGACCTGGATGAACGCTCTAAAGGCCAAGGAGCTCGGCTTCTGCGATGAGGTGCTCTATACCGGAGACCTGGATCTGCCCGACAACGTGTCGGGTTTTTCTTTTGGTCGCCGGGCTGCAGCCGCCT